CACCAGCGTCACAAGTTGGAACATCACTACGTATCTCATCCTGACCCTGAACCTTATGCATTCCGTAGAACAAACCGGTGTTCAGGTAATCAACCTTCCATGGCGTCCTCGACCGCTGGGTATTTGAGGCCCTTAGGTCGAGTAGCACAGAAGTAGAGTTGATATTAAGATATTCGGGATGGTGATACGCCTTCCCAACACTCATGTTCAGACCAACCGCTTTTCCCATACGGATATGACTCTCCCAGAGATCAGGATGAGCACAATATACCATATCGTCACCATTGACAAGGACGCGGTTGAGTCTTTCCTCATCTTCCAAACCCCACTGCCTTCCAGCCATATTCAGGAGATAAACTCCCAGGTTGGCAAGACAGAGAATCGGGAAAGACAGGATGGAACCCATGAGTTGGCCGTTCTTTTGAAGCCCCCTATAGACCTTACCTTCGTCAGACTGATCATCTGGATAGAAGAGATCATGGGGGCCAAGAACCTTTAGGGCCTGTTGTTGTTGGAGCGGACTGAGATCCTGGATAAGGTAGCGAAGAATTCTACCAGAGTACTTCCAGGAAAGGCCATCAGTAGCCGCAGAGTAGTCTATTGAGAACCACTCGTCATCCATATGAGAACTGGATGCCATATCCAACACGTCCGTCGGCGAAAAGGGTCTGCCGATCAGACGGAAGCAACTCATTCTCCTCATCGCGGTATGGAGAACTTTTTGCAAAGGACGAACTGAATAGTAAGGAAGAGCTTCTCCTTTCGAGATCACTCTAACTTTAAACGGTTCTAAAACAGCTTGTATAGTACACTTTGCAGGGACGCTGAAGTCCAGCCGACTCGCCTGACGAACAAGGTCTCTCCACCCATCACCCCCAAAGGGAGCTCGGGCCTCGAGGACCTGGTTCGTCAGACAGCCATTTTTGGTATACACACGCGGGAAGAACTTCATCGCACAAATTTCTGATCCCGTTGGGTTGATGTCGACGAGACGTAACAACTCATAGTGTTGACCACCGGTCGCGCGAGTCTGCTCAAAGCAGGCACTACCGCTAGCACGACCATCCTCGAACCTTTCGGAAACTTTGTCAGCGACTTCAGAACGAAGGCTGTCGAGTACCGACTTAAAGGTACGATCCGTGAAAATTTCTTCGATCACGGACTCATCACCCATATCAGGTGATGTTAGGGATTTCA